CCACCACCACCGCCACCACCACCGGTGTTAGCAGATCCTGTAAATCCTGATCCATTAGTAGTACCTTGACGAGTATTACCATTTCCTCCTCCGCCTAAGCCACCGCTACTGTAGTAATTATCAGTACGATAACCACCACCACCACCGCCACCGCCGTAGTAAGTACCAGGTAATACAATACTTGATGTTACACCAATACCACCATTCCCTGGAAGTCCTCCGTTTTGACCTGATGCTCCTGTTGTATTTCCTCCAACAGCACCTGCACCTCCACCACCACCAGCTTGTCCTGGCCATTGACCTGTTGCGTTACCCCCAGCAAATCCTTGTCCTGCTGTTCCAGCAGCATTGCCTGTATTACCAGAACCAGCACCTCCACCTGAGCTACCAGTATTAGCAGCTGCATTATTATATGATGCATATCCTCCACCTAAAGCAGTTATTGTTCTAAATGTTGAATTACCTCCATTTGAACCAAAAACACCAGCACTTCCATTTCTAGGACCCCCAGCACCAACAGTTGTAGCATATGTACCAGCAATTATAGGCATACTAGCAGAGTATTGAACTCCACCTCCACCACCACCACCACCGTGTGAATTACCACCACAACCACCACCACCAACAACTAATACTTCAACAACAGAACCATAAGTTGGATCATATCCAGTGGCACTAATGTTAAAATTAGCAGATGAAGTAAATGTGTGTATTTTAAAACTACCACTAGTAGTTACTACACCACCAGCAGCAACCATAAATTCTGAAGGTGTAGAACCTGTTATTAAATTTTTAACACTAGCTAAATATAAATTAGTAGAATCAAATGATATTAATGTAATTATATCTTCAGCTAAACTTGCTGTAGTTGCTGTATATGAAGAACCCGATACTTGTTCAATATATGAAGGTAAAGTTAAAGTTCCAAATCCTGGTGATGGTTGTGTTATTTTTAAATTAACTGTTTGACCTGGTTTAATATTTGATGCTGAAATAGCCGTATCGGATCCAGACACTAAAGTTAATGTAAAGAAATTACCATTATTTAAATTTAATGATGCTGTATTTGAAGTAATTGATAATGCTGTAACATTACCATTAACTGAACCTGTTATTGTTTGTGAATTTTTAAATATATTTGATCCAGTAGTAGCAAACGATCCTGTATCTACTGAACCACCACCACCATTTAAAGCGAATGATGCTGTTAAAGCATATGAAGAACTAACAGCGTTTTGAACAAACGAAGCTGTTTCAGCCGTATTAACGTAAGATGCTGTAGTTGCACTTGCCGCGCTTACTGCACGTGAAGCTGATACTGCATTTTGTACAAATGAAGCTGTTTCAGCATTAACAGCATTTGTAGCGTTTGTAGCATTACTTACGTTATTGATAGTAACACTATTTGTAGTACCATCACCTTTTGTAAAATTAATCTTAGCTTGACTCATTAAGTCTAGCTGTGCTGATGTAATTGCGTTTGGTGTAAATGAAGCAGTTGATGTAAACGATGATGAAGTAGCGCTTTCTGCACTTACAGCACGTGAAGCAGATACTGCATATGAACTAGTTACTGGAATATTTAAAGCATATGATGCTGTTGTAGCAAAACTAGCACTAACAACTCCTACTATTCCTGATCCTGAACCTTGGAATGCTGTTGCATTTACTTGTCCGTTAAATGTAGTTCCTAAACCTCCACCAGCTCCAAATAAACCAACTACACCACCTGTATTATTTTGTATTTCAACTCCATTTACTGCTGGAGCTTTAACGTGATGTGTTACTATATCAGCTCCATTAACCATGTTAATAGAACCAGTAACATTAATTGAGCCAGTTATTGTTTGATCACCAATGAATATATTTGATCCAGTAGTTGCAAATGATCCCGTAGGAATTCCAGCTGCTGGAGGTGCATATGATGCTGATAAAGCATATGATGCTGATACTGCATTTTGTACAAAACTAGCTGTTAAAGCATTTACAACATATGAGGCTGTATCAGCATTAAGAGCTGATGTAGCACGTGATGCAGAAACAGCATTTGCAACAAAACTAGCTGTAAGTGCATTAACTACATATGAAGCTGTTTGTGCATTTTGAACATAAGACGCTGTTAAAGCATTTACAACATATGATGCTGTAGTAGCATTGTTAGCTGAATTAGCTTGTGAAGCTGATACTGCAAACGATGATGATAATACTGACATTGAGCCTGTATCATTATCACGAACGAATTTAACTTCAGATCCTGCAAATCCACCCATCCAATAATCGCCTGTAGCATTCCATAATAATGAACCTGTTCCTTCTGGAGCAACTACATCATAAACATATATACCAGCATCTCCTATTGTACGATTAGCATTTAATTCAATTATACGATCACCAACAACTAATATTGATGATGATATTATAATTTCTGAACCAGAAACATATAAATTACCTGATACAATTAAATTACCATTTACAGTTTGTTGACCATTGAATATATTAGAACCAGTAGTTGCAAATATAGTACTATCTTTACCATCTAATAAGTCTGCATTTGCAGCGTATGATGATGATACAGCGTTTAAAACATAAGATGCTGTAATAGCAGTTACAGCTGAATCGGCACGTGATGCAGATACAGCTCTAGATGATGATTCAGCATTTAATACATAACTAGCTGATTGTGCATTCTGAACATAACTTGCAGTTAAAGCTGTTACTACATAACTAGCGGTTGCTGCAGTTACAGCTGAATCAGCAAGCGACGCAGATACTGCACGTGATGATGATACAGCGTTTAAAACGTATGAAGCTGTTACAGCAGTTGCAGCTGAATCAGCTCGTGATGCTGATATAGCATATGATGCCGTTACAGGTACGTTTGAAGCAAATGAAGCAGTTAATGCAAAACTAGCAGTTGTCGCATTGTCAGCAATTGAGGCTGTAAATGATGAACTAACTGTTCCTTTTACATTAGATCCTGATACAAACGATGCGGTTAATGCTGTTACTACATAAGATGCAGTGTAAGCATTTTGAGCTACTGATGATGATATAGCAAATGATGCTGATGTAACAGTACCTAATATTACGGATGCTGTTTGAGCATATGAAGCAGTTGTCGCATTGTCAGCAATCGAAGCTGTAAATGATGAACTAACTGTTCCTTTAACATTTGAACCTGACACATACGATGCTGTTGCAGCAAATGAAGAAGATTCGGAATTTTCAGCATATGAAGCAGTAGCGGCTGTAGCTACTGTAAGATTAAATGAAGTACCATTACCTTTAGTGAAAGTAATTGTAGAAGCATTTACTGAAGCAGTAACAACAGCGTTTGGAGTTGATGATGCAGTAGCTGCAGTAGCTGCAAATGAAGCGGTAGCAACTACCATTGAACCTGTTTGTTCGGCTACAATTACTGAATCAATTAAATCATCGTTAAACGCACGAACGCTGTCAGGTGTAATTTGACCTACGTTATTATTAACATACGTTATGTCTGATTCTTGTTTTAATTGTGATTTATTTAATACTGCCATTGCTTATGAAAATGCTTGTGAAAATCCGTTTGAGAAGTCTCTACCACTATATCTACCTGTGATATTACCTATACCTTGGTTAATTAAATAACCTTTATAATTTTGTTTTTTGTAAGTACCGTCTAAACCTAATACAGCTTGTCTACCAGCACGACCAATTGCTAAACCCATTGTTGGTTTACCAAATTTTCCTACATTTGATTTATCTATATATCTACTCATAGTACTATAACACAAGAATATATTTTTATTTCTGTGATGCCATTTTGTACTGAGCTTCAATCAATACCGTTTCGTCTTTCTTATAAGATAAAAACGTTAAGCATTCATGAATTCGTAACTGTGTTACTTCATTAAATTTTGTAATTTGTCCGTCACAGAGCGCAATAAGTGTGGTATACGATCCCCATTTGGAATTAAAGTTTCCAGCTGCTGAGTACTTAAGTTCGTCTGGGCCTGCTTCAGTAAAGAGATTGTCGTAGCGTTCACGCAGTCTTTCTGTAAATGCAAAAAAAAACTAGTAGCTGAGAATACAACGTCCATTCGTAACGCATGTTCAAATAACTGTACCACATCATCGTTTGTACCTGAATATGGTTCAATATCATACAATTTACCTACATGTTTTGTTACTGGTCGGTACAAAATAGACATTATAATAGGTATATTTTTGTAATAGTCTTTTGAGTATTCAACTAAGTCTAAATATTCACCATACGCTATTGTTTCTAAATCAGGAATAAAGCCATATTCTTTATCTAATACAGTTATTGTCTGTATTAATGGTAATGAATCTACCAGTGAAAATAACCTAACAGTATTATCATGTATTTTACCTAATACTTTATTTGGTAATTGTAGGAAATGTTGTGCTGGTACTTTATGTATATACACAGCAGATGCTAATAATAATTCCTCCTGGTATTCAGGTGTTGCAATATCATAATCCTTAAGATGATTGTATAATTGTAAATAATCTTTGTACTTCACATCAGACCATGAGTCTGGATAGGTAATTGTTAATTTCATATTCTTATGCGTGAATTATTTGATGAACCTACTATTGATATATTATATTTACCCTGATTAGGGTTTGTTAACTTCATTAATGCAACATAACGCATAGCATCCATAGCGTGATTAAATGCATCTATTGGTTTATTTAACATTAATCCGTCTTTATCTTTTAACCATTTATAACGTTGTAATTCATTAATTACATTTGTTGATTCCTCAGTTACGAATATTTTAAAACGTTTTAGAACGTCTATACCTTGATTAATTGATTTATTTGTAGTTGCTTTAATATTGAATCCAGCACGTTTTAATTCTTCAACTGAACGTGGTTCAGACCAATCAGCAATCATTTCATGTCTATCAATATCTAATTGTTTAAGCATTGATACTATGTCTGATATAGTTAAATGTGTTTGGTATATTAATTCGTTTATATATACGTTTTGTTCGTATCTGTATACTTGTATGATTGCGGTTACGTCGTTTGTAAATCCAAAATCGACACCTATACCCAATAATTGAGCATAATCAGGTATGCGTTGACACACGTGAAAATTATATACTAATTCGCGCGATCCACCTCTTTCACCCATACCATATATTCGATAATAATCCTCGTCTGTATCGCGTAGTTTTTCGATTTCTCTAACTATGGATTCATCTAAGAATGTATTATCTTTATATGTTGTTTTAAAGAAACTAACGTCATCAGCACGTTGCTCAATCAAATCATAAATCCACGATATATTATCTGATGGGTTATAATCGGCAAATATTTGTTCTGTTGTTCTGATTTGTAATTGAAAGAAATCCTCATATGATAGTTCGTTGGCTTCATTCAAAAATAAGTAATTACGTTTTGATCCACGTATTTTCTGTTCGTTATCGACTGAGAAGAATTCAAATACTGATGAATTCAGTACATACGTTCCTTCCGTTTTATTATAATCATCTGGATTATATAGCTGCATTGATTCCAGTATTGCTATAAAGTCCTTTAATACGGATTTCTTTAATGCTGGTAATGTTTTCCTTACCACCGATATTGTTAACGGTATACTGGATTCAAGCGCTTTTAGAATTAATACTTGAAGTATAGAATACGTTTTAGATGAACGTGTTCCTCCCTGGTTTACAACATAACGTGATGTTGCACCATAATTCATTTCAAATACTGGCGTAGCCTGTAGAGTAACTTCCATTTATTTTTTTACTTCAACTACAATTTTAGATATCGTATCTTGACCTAATTCAACGTTTGTATCAATTGAACGTAATTTAGGTATACTGTATTCCAGTAAACGTAGGTATATTTCTAAGAATTTAGCTGGTTGTTCTTCTCTTAATTCTTCTAATGTTCTAAGAAAGTCAGGTAATTGTCCTTCAGTTGCTTTAGAAATAGCCTCACGTAATGTTGCTCTATTTTTATTTTCAGCACCTGCTGGTCTACCCGTTACTTGTCCTTTTTCGAATGGCATAATGTAAGATTTATGTTGTCTACGTTATAACACATATTTAAAGAAACAGTACAATACCAGTTCCTGACCAATGTCCAATATGAGTTATGTCTGCTTTAGTTTGTTTAATTGATGCCCAGAATTTCCACATATCTGCATTTAAATTAATATCGTCTACAATCATTATGCCTTTATATTCAATATCGATTAAGTGTTTATAGAATATGTCTTCAAATATTCCATCATGATCTACGTCAAACATAATCACAGGTGTTTCTTTTAGTATATCAACAGCATATCTAACATCATTTAAGATAAACTCAATATTATCTTTTTTAATATTTGTAACGTGTGGTTGTTCAAATAAATCAAATGACTTAACTCTATTATACGATGATGCACTTAATGCTAATGCAGACGAACCTTGATATGTGCCTACATCTACTAATGTTTTATATTCAAACATTGAACTAATGTGAGCCAATAATCGATAGTGTTCTCTACCTGATAAACCATAGAACCACTGTGCTGGAACGTTATCATTTATTTTGAATGCTGACATATCGATAGCATCTAATTCTTCGTTTGTCAGTTTTAGTATTTTATGATATGCGTCTTGTATTAATATTATATCGCGTATGCTTTTCATTATAGATTATATTTGTTATCAACTGTTTCGAATTCGTAATTATTTACAAAGCATTTACCGCTAAAATCAGAACTAAATTCCTTTTCAATTAATGCAGGCCAGTTAGCATCATTAGCATGTCCCCAACTTTTAACTTTATTTAACATTTGTTCTTTAGTTCGTACCCAAGAATAATGATGTATCATTGGTAAACCGTCTTGCATTACTCTTCTAGGTGTATTTCTATCTTCAAATTGTTCGCGTTCACGATATATGTCATGTAAGTTAATATTAATTGCAGATCTACGTACAAAAACCGCACTATCTTCAACTGCATTTGCTCGATATATAGGTTCGCGCCAATACCAATAGTTAGCGATTTTAAACGAATTAGCCATATTAAACTTTAATGTTTTATCTACTAACCATTTCTGAAATAATTCTGTATCTACTATCTCGTCTGAATCTAAGAATAATACCCAATCAATATCATCGTTTAAGTTATCAGCACCAATTGCTCTAGATATGTTATGCCATATTCTAGGTGGTTTTTGTTCATCATGAGTATATTCGTAATATAAGAATTCAGCACCTGGATTTTCCTCACGTGAACGTTGAATTAAATCAAAATCTTCAGGCGTATTATCGAAAAAATGATCAGCTACTGGTACTAATACCTGAGATGAGAATGGTAATACCGCATCAATACATGTTTTAATGAATCGATAATCGTTTGTACAGTAATTAATAATAGTTGCTATTTTCATTATTTAATTTCGTTTAATATTTTTCCTATTTTAGTGATATCTGATGAACATAATGCTGGTGATAATTTATTTACTGTAGATTCTGGTAAATCCCACCATTTTAATTTTTGTAAATAATCAATAGTTGCTAAGTCGAATCTATATTTTATTAATTTAGCTGGATTACCACCAACTACTGTATATGGTAATACGTCTTTAGTAACAACTGCGTGTGCAGCTAATACTGCTCCATTACCAATCGTTATTCCGCTCATAATAGTTACATCATCTCCAATCCAAACATCATTGCCAATGATTACATCTCCGTATGATGATGGATGTCCTTCACCATCAAAATCAGGAAATTTATCTGTATTAATGTGTCCGAATGGATAAGTCGTAAACCAATCAATTCTGTGATTACCACCTAAATAAATGTGAGTATTGCCTGCGATAGCGCAGTATTTACCAATTTTGACTTTGGTACCTTCTCCCCATGTGTGTAAGGAGATATTCGATGCGCCGTAAGTGTATTCGCCTACTTCAATTTTATTTTCCATTGTATTCCGAAACTAACGTATTTGTTTAAATTATTGTCAAATGATAATCCTACGTTATATAGATTATCACGTTTTGTTTTTAATGTTAACTTAGGTCCAGCTAAAATTAAGCCATTACCTGCTACTCCACCTAAACCAGCAAATACTTGTAATTTAGGTAATTCTTTTACTATTGTTGTATTCGTAATTGTTTTTTCTTTAATCTGAGCATTCCATTTACGTCCTATAATCTTATTTTTAGAAATCGTATCTGTCACATCAATGGTACCCAAGCCATTTTCTAAAACCAACCTATCTTTATAAACTATTTTTGACTGATAATCCCGTAAAATGATTTGGGTATCCACTTTTGTATATGTCGGTACTTCTTTGGTTCTTTCAACGATGGTTTCGTGAAAGATGTCTGCTCCTTTAACATAACGAGTCTTAGTTCGCGTAATAAAAGTTGTATCCGTAATGCGCTTGATGACTTCATATTTCTTACCATTAACTTTTAATAATTCCTTTTCCTTATCGTTAAACGAACATTGCTGGAGTGCTATAACACAACCTAGTATAATAATAATTAATGCAAAGAAATTAGTTTTCGTTATCATCTTCTAAAATTACGGGTTCTTCAGTAGCAATTGTTGCATCTATTAGTTCGCGTAACTCTTTTATCATATTAGCCCATGGCTTACCACTACATCCTGAACAAGGTTTGCCCATAGTTGGATTAATATACCACTTATAATGAACAAATACATAATCAACTAAATGACCAGGTAATACTTCTTTAATCGTATCTAAGATTTCTTTAATTTCCTTAGCTTTTTCTACTGTTAGTACTTGAATTTCTGTCATAATTTTATTTCATTTTTTACAAATAGTGAATTTAACCATTGTTTTCTAGTTTCGCATCCACATGAATTATAACCCAATTTACGGGCAACGTATTCAGCTATTGAATGACCATAACCTAATGTTAATATAGCTATGATTTTTTCGATGAAATTACCTAATTTAAAGCGTTGCAGTGTACTTAAAGACATGGTGTTCTATTAAAGATAGTAATTTATTTAAGTATTTTGAAATTAAAATAACAACATATGTTGGTGCTGCTACAATAATATACAAAAGTAACATAATTAATAATGCGATTAATGTTAATGATTTTTTCATACAGTTAATTTTATTCGTCGCGTTCGACGATTGTTGTGATTTAAATTTAATTGCGGTTTATATCCAGGAATTTCACGCGAATCCTCAATATATTTAGTTTGTATTGTATTAATTACTTTTTTAATCATTTTATTAAGAGTTGTTTCTGCAATACCGGTTAAGCGTGATAATTCTGGTACTGTATATTTGCCTGTAGTGATTAACTCCCAAACACGTTTGTAATCATAATCTAATTGAGATACTGTCGATATTACTAGTTTGTGTTTTTGTTCAAATTCAATATCAGAATTCATATCGTATTCAACTTCTTCTACATCTAAATGTAATGGTAATAATGGGTAACGTTTTTGATAATTTATTTGTTTAAAGTACATGTTTTTTATAATCATATAAATGTAACCTAAATGTAAATCATTGTTATCAGTAGTTATTTTGTTAATGTCATTAAATTCTAATAATGTTAGGTACGTTGATTGAACTATTTCTGTAACGATATCGTAATCTGAACTGAAATTATAAGCAAAGTTAATTAGTTTTTTATGGTGATCTAAATATAGTTTTTCAACTAGACGATGTGGTTCCGTTTCTAACATATACCTCTTGTTTAATAAATAACTTTGATTTTTTTAACGATGTAAATATCGTTGATTTTGATATGTTGGTAGCCTGAGATAATGATGCAATCGAATGATCTTCAGATATATACGTTTGTAACAGTTTGCTATCAAACCAATTCATATCGTTTATAACAGCCATCGTTGTGGCGTATTGACGTTCCCAATCTTGATCTTTAGATAAATCGTATGATTCGTCTGGAACGTGTTCTAATGAATCGTTCCACGGTTCAAACGTTTGTTTTTTACGTTTGACATTATTGATATGCTGAGATTTCAGCATTTTGAAAATATAAAACAAATTTAACTCCCGCCCTAAAAATATCAGTTTATTAATATCCTTATACTCAGACAAACGTACAAACAGGTCTGAAACTAAATCCTCAGCGTCTGCATGATTGTTTGTTAAATTCTTAGAAACTTGTAATAACCATTCGTATTTGTTTTTATACAAATCGCTTATTAACTCGTCTTTGCTCATTATATATGTTTAATCAGAAACCAATGTAATCGTTAATAAATATATGAAGGACAAAAGATATAATCACTTACTGATTTTTTTAAACCTCCCCACGTTCAGAAAACAGAAGTTGACAAAAACTGAACTAAATTTAAGGTGCCTGATCCAAGCATCGTTAAATGCAAGTGTAGTAGTTTAAGTCATACTAGACATTCAAGTTATAATTGTAATTAAGAAACTATTTTATTGTTTTTTTCTGTATATTAAATTCAGGTTGTAGTGTTTGTATGTAATATGTTTCACGTTCCTGTATATTATCACATTCTTCTAATATTCTAAACTCAGTAATACCACCACTTTTTGTAAATTCACGTAATAATGGATTAGAATTAGAATAACTACCACCCATATGTTCGAATCTACGTCTGTATAATTGTTTTGAACATCCAACATATAAACATCTATCGCCTGAATATACAGCATATACTCCAGAACCTAATGTTTTACGTGTATTTGCAACCATTGCTATGCGTACATCAAGATGATCTTTAGTGTATTGTCTTTGATATTCGTTATTGTATTCTTGCCACTGTTCTTTATTTTTAGCTCTATAATCTTTCCAATATGCGTTCCATTTCTCGCGATTTTTAGCAACATATGTTTTCATATATTCTTTCATGTAAGCAGCTTTTTCTTCTTTAGTTTGCATTGTATTATCTTGTTTTAAAAAAATGTGGCTCAGATTAAAAGTAACGCTGGTAGTCGTTAAATTCAAAATGAGCCGAATGTTTTATAATCTAGCACTACCAGATGCTATCAATAAATATACGAGAGACAGGTTATTTTGACAAGTCTTTAAAGTGTTTTTTATTTTTATTTAAAGAAAATTCGACTGGATGGTTTGACATATGAAACTGTTCACGTTCTAATAAATGTTTTCTAAATCCTAATTCTAATGGTTTACCTTTTAATGCTGATATTTTCCTATAATTCTGAATAGAACAATATTCTATAATATTGAATGTAAATTCTTCAATTGATGTAGACAATAATAGTGTCTGAAATTCAGTAGATGAATGTTTTAATTGTCTACAATCCATATAGTGATTTGCCCATCGCATGAATATATCTGACGAATAACCAATGTAAAACAATCCAGTAGGTAAATGTAGAATTTTATAAACTCCAGCTAACTTTATTTTTCTCATAAGTAAAAATCCCAAATCTAAAAGAAATGGGATTTAAAAACAAGTAACAAGATAAAACTAAACTTAAATAATAATCTAAATATAATTAAGACAAAAAACCCCAAAACTAAAAGTAATGGGATTTAAGTATATACTGTAAACTAAAGGTATTAATTAAATATTTTTACAAGTTTTGTTTTTAACAAATTTAACTTGTTTTCTCTAGATAGCATTACTGTATTTCGATACTGTTCCCAATCAATAGCATAATGTGTATCTAATACGCCTCCATTTAATTCTCTGATTAATAGATTTAATGCGTTAATAGAGTACAATGCATTATAGTCATGTTTTCTATGAACCATTACTGTAGATGGAAACTCAAAATCACCTACAACATTATATGTTACTAAATATTCAGGCGAATCTAAGGATTCAAGTAAGTATGCCTTTGAATAAATTTTATTAGCTCGTAAACTATTAGATATAAATTCTTCAGCTTCATCTGCTGTAGTTAAAAATGTACAGAATAACCTATTCATCATTTTTTAAACTTATCTAAAATAATTTCAAATATTTTTAGACCTGAATAACCTAAAAAGAATGCAACACCATATTGTGCGTCCATTGATATGGACATTAATTGCATTATTAATGGTGTTAAGTAATTTGCTGATAGAGTACCAGCTAATACAGTAATAAATCCACGTGTAAATGAATGCGGTCTATTTGTTAGCGTATATATTATCGATCCTATGAATCCCACCACAAGAAGCGACATGTTTAACGCGAGTTTCTCTAATATTTCTACCATTACTTATTGGCTGATTCCTCAGGCACGCAATTAGGTACTACACGACCATCTTTATCTTTTACCCCAATCTGAACATATCCATCTTGACATGGTCCTTGCTCAAATTCTAATTCTTCTCCGAATTGACCTGAATATGATGATGCAATTGAAACTCCTGTTTCTAATGCTTCGAATGCTTTCATGTATTTTTCTGCTGATCCCATTATTTAACGTAGTATGTTATGTTATTTTTCTTAATTTTTGTAACGTTTCTTAAAACGATTGTACGGTATCCAACAGAAGATATATCGTATAATACCATATATCCACGAGCTGAATAATTATATAATGCACCTCCAGATGGACCAGGTACTGAATACATATCTCTTACCATATTAGCGCCTAATAATTTTTCAGTATAGATAGTAAATGGTTCAGAATAGGTTAAAACCATTCGTTTCATCTCGTTAAAAGATATTTCTCTACGAGCTGCTAATTGTTCAACCATTAATTGTGCATATCCCATTATCTTCCTTGTCCTTTATATTTCTTAGGTTTTTGTTCCTTAGGTCCGTAATTTTTCTTAGCTTTACCCTTTGATTTCTTACCAAATGATATTTTACCAATACGTGCAGTTGTTTTAGCCATTGAATAAATCTAATTCTTTTAGTTTAGATGCAGCCCAACGTTTACCAGCTAATCCACCCCATAACAAAAATGAGATAGTACCGCATGCTTTAGTATCGTTTTCATTGTAAAACTCTTCAGCTCTAGATAAATAAGCATACATACGTTTAATTGTATCAACTGATATGTTACGTTTATTTGCTAATTGTTGTGCTCTAATTTTACCTACTGGTGTAGCACATCTATTATTTACAGCTAAATTTAATTCAATACCACGTTTAGCATTATTCGATACTGCATCTGGGTAATCATTATATGTAGCTAATTCTATTTTAGTATTTGTCTTATAACGCTTATCGCGGTTAGCGTAAGCACTCATTAAACGATATACTGTTTTTGCAATTGGATTATTCATCTTCTAAACCGTCGTATAATGTGGATTCAAAATCATCTATTAATTCAAAATCTGAATATGAAGCTGGATCAGCTAATTCAGCTTTAATGCGTTCTTGTTCTAATACTCGCATCTGAATTAATTCATCAAAGAATTTTACTTTATTGTAATATCCTGATAATGGGTCTAACCTAGACATTAGTAATAATATCTTTAAGTTGCTTAACTAACTTATCGTATTCATTTTCTTCAAATACATTATGTATTTCTTCTAAAACAGGTAAAGGTGGTACCTCTAATGTAAATGAACCTGATGCATTTTGTTGAGAAGCTTTAACTAGTGAATGACCGAACATACCTTCAATTGATATACCTTTGAATTTACCGTCTTTAACGTCAGCCCATACTTGCTCATTATCAACACGGAAGACACCAGCCCAAGTACCAGGCTCTAATGCTAAATTATATATAGCTGATTTGTCTTTTAATGTATCTTCTACAATCCATGATTGTACTAATGATACACCTTCAGTCATACCTGCATGCTCTAATGTAGTATTGTTTGTATTATTTTTAGACAAATATAATTCAGCAGAACGCAATACTGTTTGTTTAGGGAATGTTATAAAATATTCCTCTCCAGCATCATCAAAACGTGAGATCAATTTATCAGGCACTAATATAGGTGCAACAATTAAGCGCTTGTCTTCTGATTGAATAGCTAATTTTACTTCTTGCTTAGATAAATAAACGAAGTTTTGTTCTATTGCTGGTTGTTCAACTAAAGATAAAGCAAATATTGGTGCTTCCTCTTCAGTATCTAATACCATTTCGTATACTCTATTTTCCATTTTCTTTTTATTTTATAACACAATATTATAATTGTGGTTTATTTACAAACGTGCTAAATTTAATGCTTTACGATCTAATTCCTGAGTCGATGTAACGTCGTTCGATGTTACGTATACTTTTATTGGTCGATCAGCTGAATTATTTGCTCTAATTGAACCTGCTACAATACCAGCTGTTGTACCTTGTTGAGTAGCTGTAAATAAATTAACTTCAGGTGCTTGAATTGTTGGTGGTGAAATTGATGGTGCACCTGCTCCACCTCCATTACCACCTCCTGGTGTAGGTACTTTATTAATTTCTTGAACTCCTTTAGCATAATTTAAAGCAACAGCAGCTGCTGCAACAACTCCAGCAGCAATTTCAGCTATACCTAATGGTGTAGTAAATCCTGCTTTAGATGCGTTTTTAAATGTAGATATACCAATAGTAGCTAATGCTGCTGCTGATTCAATAGCTAAACCAGCTAATGCTAAATCTTTATTTTCACCAGCATTTTGAGATAATAATCTACCGATTTGTCCTGCTAAATCAGCATATTTAGATGCTATTTGAAAACGATATTCTCTTTCACTTTTTTCAATTTCAGTGATCCTTTTTTCAGTCTCACGTTTATTTTTAGCATATTCATTATCAAGCTTAATTTTTTCTGCTGTATTATCTTTTAATAATGCAACTTGAGCATCATATATTTCTTTTTGTTTTGCTAATTTTAATTCTTCACGTTTAATATCTTCCTGAAAATCAAATTCGTTTAAAGCTTGTTCTCTATCTAATGCTTCAATTTCATTATTTAACTTTGTGATATTTTTAAATTGTTGGAATTCTAATTCCTTGTCAACTTGTTCTTGTATAAAATCATTTAAAAAATCTTTTTGCTGTAATGCTAATGCTTTTTCTTGAGTATTATTTTCAACTTTTAATGCTATATACTCAGCATTTTTTTCATAATTTACTCCTAATCTTTTTTCTAATTGTCTTTCTTCCTCTTCGTTTTGATATTTTAATGAATTTCTTTGTTCTAAAAATATTTCTTCATAAGTCTCAAGATCTGCAAATAATTCAGCTTTACCTGCTTTTTTTCGTGATTCAATTTGTTGTAAACCATATTTAGTTCTTGTATCTGAAGTTTTTACTATTTGATTAAAAAATAATTTATATTCTTCTTCAGCGTATTTACTATTTATATCTTGACGTTCTTTTAAGTAACGTTCAGTTTCAATATTAGTACCTCTACCACCAGTTTTACGTAATTGAATTAAATTTTCTTCATGTTTTTTAGAAGCAACTTCTAATTCAGCATCTTTTTTAGACATTAATGCTATACGAGCCTGGAATATTATTTCATTAGATTTTAATAATTCAGCAGCATATGCATCTCGTCTTGTTTTTGCTTTAGCTGCTTCTTCCTCATCGAATTTTTTATTAATAGCTGATACATCATTTTGATATGCTTGAGTTATTAATGTTAAATCTTTAGCTCCTTTACTTGCTGCCGCAGCATAATCTGCATTATATTGTTGAGCACGTTTTAATAATTCTTGTTGTCTAGCTGGCTGTAATGAAATTGCAGCATCTTGTAATGATTTATTTACTTCTTCCTGTGATTTAGCAAATTCTTTATTAGCTGCTGATGCTTGATCAATTTTTTCTGTAGATATACCTACAGCTTGAGCAACATAATTAAAAGCTTTACCAGTATATTCTAAAACAACCGCAAATCCTTCAAATAATGGTAATGCTACTGATTCGATTATAGCAAGTATTGGTCCTAATATCTTATCAAACGCAGTAGATATTCTATTTAATGTAGCCTGACCTTCAGCAGTTGCTTCTAATGATTTTTTCATTGCAACCAATGCACCTACAACTAATGTTATTGTAAGTAATATTGGATTGGTTGCTAATATTTTTAATGTATCATTAAAGCTTTTAAATGCTTGACCTGCTTGTCCTGCAACACCTGGTAATGCAGCTAATCTGTCGTCTAATTGACCAGCTCTAAATGCGGCAACATCAGCTGTATCATTTAATTCATCTAATTTTTTACGTAATGCTTCAAATTCAGCTGTATTAGTTAGACCTTGTGCCTCTAATGCTTGTAAAGCAACAGTAGTTTCACGAATTTGAGTACGTAAATTCTTAAATTCCCCAGCCGCTTCGTCTGCATTTGTGTTTACCGGTAAATCGATTTCTTCAGTTACTGTTGCCATTATAAATAAATTTTCTTAATTGCGTCTTTTATATTAGAAGGATACTTATTTTTACCTTTAGCTATTTTTAAAGCCCAGGTTAAATCCTTATTTGGTATTGTACTTAATTGTTTTAAAAACTCAAAATTAATTGTTTGCATATTATTTTATTTTAACAAGAACCTCCTGCTGTTTGATTTCCACTATTATCTATCTGAACATATTGATTTATAGCAGTATTATTATAATAGAAACTACTACCAACATATACTGCTGTAAGACCAGCATCACTATAGAATACTGAGTTACTTAAGAATGAAGGCGAACTACCATAAATAGTAGTATTAGTAGATGTATCAGCACATGCACTCGCAGAACTTCCATAACCAGTTGTTATTGGGAAATCATAAGAAGTTACTGGTGTTGGTGTAGGAGTTGGTGATGGAGTTGGTGTTGCTGTTGGGGTTGGTGTTGGTGGAACTGTACATGAAGTTACTGTTAATGATGTAATTTCATTTGCAAAATTGCTGTGTATTGACGATTCAATATATTTTAAATCACCACTGAAATTTATATTTACATAATTAGGCGCAGCATAACTAGTATAAGACCAATATTCTACTGGACTATTAGGTACACAAGTTAAACTATTTACATCATAAATTAAATAAGTATATGTTGGTACAGGGGTTGGTGATGGAGTTGGTGATGGAGTTGGTGTTGCTGTTGGTGTAGGAGTTGGAGGGATTGGAGTTGGTGTTGGTGTTGCAGTTGGAGTTGGAGTTGGTGCTGCAGGACAATTAATATTTCTTGTAGTTACTGTTGAAGTACCATAATCATTATCATAAACACCTACATAGTAAGTAGCATTTCCTAAATTAGAAGCGTTTTGTACTCCGTTAAATGCTGGAGGAGGTGATGTTGAAATATGATAAGTATAATTACCTGAACCACCAGTTGCACTTAAGTTAATATATCCTGTTCCTACATAATTAACACATCCAGAATCAATAGATAATGTAGGTACTGGAGGAGGAGTTGGAGTAGGTGTTGGAGTTGGTGTTGGTGGAACTGGAGAAGGTGTTGGTGTTGCAGTTGGAGTTGGTGTAGGAGTTGCTGTTGGAGTAGCTGTTGGTGTAGGAGTTGGAGCTTGAATACATATACCAGCAAAACAGTTAGCTACAGTTGAATTTGCTTCGTCTATATGAGCACCTGTTGTTGCTGAATCAATTGTATAACATTGGTTTGTAAATGATGAATGAACAACAGTTTCAATAGAATAATTTGTTAAACTTCTAATAATAACTGAAGCTCCATCAGAACATCTTGTAGCGTTGAATACATAATATACTGGTGTTGGTGTAGGTGTTGGAGTTGGAGTTGGAGGAATGTATCCACAATCTTCACAATTTATATATTCTGTTGTAACAGTATAATCATTAGGATTAACACCAGCTACATTAGTTATAGTATGACAAACACCACCTATTTGAATAACTTTGCCTATAGATATATTAGTTAAAGTTCTGATACTTACTGAAGCTCCACCACCACATGGCTCTGCAGCAAAGTAATAAATTACTGGTGTAGGAGTAGGTGTTGGTGTTGGAGTTGGTGTTGGTGGAGGTAAACATGAAGCACAATCCAAATAAGCCTGAACATAAGTTGCAATATAATCAATAGTTCCACTATAATTAGCATCTAATACTTCCCAACATTTACCATTTAATTGACCACCTGAATTATTCATTTTAACAGCTAATCCAACTGTTAATCCACTAGTATTAATTGTAACACCATACGTAGTAATAGTACCACATTCTCTAATTTGAATGTTTTGAGTTGGTAATGGAGTAGGTGTTGGGGTAGGTGTTGGAGTTGGACATGAACATCCATCAGCAATACCAGTTACTATAGGAGAACCTGGAGTGAAAGTAGTACCTACCGCTAAATAACATCTAGGTACTGAGGTATCATATAAATTTTGTCCGTAAGTTAAACTACCTAAATACCAAGCTGTTGGAACTGCTGGATTTCCACCGCATTCAATTAAAGCTGTATATGTTACTGAAGTTGGAGTTGGTGTTGGTGTAGCAGTTGGTGTTGGTGTAGGTGTTGGAGTAACTGGTGTTGCAGTAGGTGTTGGTGTTGGACTAGCTGTTGGAGTTGGTGTTGGACTTGCTGTTGGAGTTGCAGTTGGAGTTGGAGTAGGTGATGGTGTTGGAGTTGGTGGAGGAATAATAGAACCAGTATCGAATCCACCAATACTTGATAATGTATCAGAAATAATTGGTCCTAATAATTCAATTTCACATTCACCAGTTGATAAATTATAATCATTTAATGCTCTAACGTGATATTGATTGCCTCTAAAATCAGCAATATCGTTTAATTCAATATTAATGTAATTAGCAAATGGTATTACACCGTTTGCTTTTAATGTTTTAGTTCTAGGATTATATAATAATGATATATAAGTAGCCCAATAATCAGTAACTAAGTTATTGTTTGGAATTACATCATATGCTGATAATTCATTATTAAAAAGCGACGATGTTGAATTAACATCTGGTAATGAACCAGATGATGCTAAATAATAATCGAAGTAAGGATATGCGGGATTTGCTTTATTCTGTATTGTTGAACTATTTATAAATCCATTAATATAGAATGTAGTACAAGGTACTAAACCATTAAAATATAATAATCTAGGAGATACTGTAGTTGGTTTATATTCAGCATCAGCAATATATGCTGGTACATAAACATCATAAAATGAACCAGTTCCAATAGGGCCTGAAGAACAAGCATCACCTACTGTTTGAATAGTAACTAAATATTCTAAATCAAATATACCAGTACTACATACATCAACTGTTCCACCATTACCTGGTACACTAATTGTTGAAAAATCAGAATATGGTGGTGTAACAGAACCTGTAAATCCACAAGGTGTATATCTAATTACCTTATCAAACGTATCATCATTAACTAATGTATATGTTGTACAGTTGTTTGTTAAGAATGAACCTGAAGTATATGTGTTAGGTATTTTTACTAATGGAGCACCTGCAAATACAGTTTCTACATTCCAATCACCTCCAGCAAAAAATGATGAACTATAATTGAATATATTTTCACCAAATCCTTTATTATATACTCTATTATATTGTTGAGAAGCATAATCATTATCATCAGTATCTTTAAATGTTATTTGTTTGTATAGTGATAATGGTGATACTTCTATTTTTTGACTAGTATCAATATATTGATTAAAATCTTGTCGTATACCCTTTTTATACCACGTATCAAATGTTTCAACAATCATTTGATTTGCTACAGTATTAGATGGGTATATTATTAAATTATATTTCTTTTGTATACCTTTTATAAAATCAATTAAAAATATACCATTAGTATTAAAAGGCATATTAAATGGTATGTCAATTACACGATTATCTGCAGCTTGTTGTACCTGAGTAATTTTAAATGTTGAGGCTTCAGCTGGTGATACTATTGGGTTTAATTGAACATTAAATAAAGCACCAGGATATGTTGGATATGATTTAACATTTATAGTATATGAACCAGAAGGTAATACTGGTGTTTGAAAATTAACAACATCATTTCTAACTACTGAATATGTTGAATAAACATTATATCCACTACCTTGTTGTAATTGTAAGTTATAGGATGATAATTTAGTTTCATATTCTGTACTACCAGTTTTAAATACTACTGAAAATTGTGGTATTGATAATGGTGTAAATGAAGCTGAATAACGTAAATTAATTTCTCCTTTTAATGAACTAGAAAAATTAAGGCGATATGAACTAGATATTGGTGTAAATGCATTTGTATAATCATATTCTTCAGCATCTGAAGGAAATAATACTACACTAGCACTTGGTAAATTTACATTATATAAACTAGCATTAGTTGATCCTACAATTAACTTACCTTGACCTAAATCTTCAATATCAATATTAGGAAATTTTACTGTTTTTCCTTCTTTATTTAAAACCATATACAGTTTATTCAGATGAGGCTCATCCCAAAACGATCCTGTATATGTGTATCCTAATTTAGCAAATATAGCATCCCATACCTTTTTAACTTTAATAGCGGGTTTAAAATCCTGTACTGATAATGATCCAGATGGTTCATCTATACCTAAATTTATGTTTGCTGAATAGTACATTTTCTGACCATATTCAGCTAATGGATAAACTATATCACCTGAAAATAATCCATTCGACCAACTAGAAGTAATTGCTGTTAATGAAGCTGTATGATTATATTGTGATAATGAATCCAGATCATTCAACGTGTATAAGCGGGAATTAACGGCGAAATCTGAAATTGAACCGTATAACGTGACTAAATAAGAGTCAACGTATTTACCCTGATATAGATTAACTCTATCTAATTTGATAAAACCATCAGCAATAAAAATACCATCAAAATCTAGACGTGCTTCAACTACTTGATTAGTATTGAATACATCAGGTGAATAAACTGATATATCATAATATTGCTCAAAAAAATCATTATTTATTTTACTTCCAGGTAATGATATTTGCTGTGTAAATACACCAGGTACTTCACCAATATCAGATATTTTGAGTATATTATTTGAAACTTTAATATCTTCATCCTGAAATGTATCCAAAACTACTTGAGCTGAACCCTTTCCTGCAATTAATCTACCTTTGTAACTTAATGTTGACGATATTGCCATTATAAAATTAGCTTATAATTATTCTTTCTAAATTGGAATGTGTATTGTATTAATTTATCTACAACTCCAGTTTTAAATTGTAGATTGCTAGTTATTAATTCTAATGGTGTAAATCTACCTTGTGATGTTGCAAGATTACTATTGAATAGGTATATTTCATCAGACACAATTAATTGCTCAATAATATTATTGTAACTATCAGATAAATATTCTGTATTTAATGTTAATACTTCAATAGCATCTGATATATATTTTTGATTTTGAACTTGTGAATTATCGTAGTTAAATGATGTTTGGTTCCAATCACCTAATTGTGGTCTAAATGATTTAGAATCTCCATTAACTGTTGTTACAGAAACTAAATTCATATTTATATATTCTTTAGCTCCATACTTGTTTTTAAACATAATACGGTTTGATGGATATTTTGTATCACAATCTACTACAAAATTTAATGCTAAACTACCAGATTTAATACTGTATTTAACTAAATTAGTTGTTGAAAGTGGAAATCCAGCGCTTGATGGGAACGAATTTAAAGCATTTGCTACTGAAAGTGAATTAGTAGTTTGAGTTAATGTTTGAGTTCCAGTTGCTGTTGAACCATTTAAATATGAACCAGTAAATTGAAATATTTGAGATGCTGGAGCTGCTTGGCCAGTATATACTTGAATATTTCCTTGATCTGTTAATAATACTGATTGAGTAACAGTTGTTGAATCTGTTAAAAATGGATATGATGATGATGGAGATTGTTGATTTAACGATACATTAAAATCATTAAGTGGATTTGTATAATACCCATCATATGATGAATAATTTACTGAACCAGTAGTTATTGCTGATATTGCTGAACCTGAAATTACAGTTGATCCACTATTGTAAACATAGTTAAAAATAACTTTATAATATACAAAACGGTTAGGAATAGTATCATCAATTATTGATGCGATACTAGTTGGGAATGTACCAATAATAAATCGAGATACATCAAATATACCTGAACCTGATGCATTAGGATATTTTCTTAATGTATAGTTTGGTGTTGATCCTGATTGATTTGGATTACCTGTCCAAGAATATATGTCAGCTGTATATTGAAATGCAGAAGATGTAAACACCGTCGTATCATCTCTTACAGAAAATATTATTGGTGATTGACCAGGCATTATAGCTCCTGGTTGTTGTGTAAATTGTAATGCCATTTGTTTAAAATTCGTATACAGTATTATAACACATTATATAATCTCTATAGTATGTGCAAAAAAAGCGCATTACCCACAGCGATATTACATTATTAATCCTTATATACTATATTTATGGAATGTAAATTGTAATCGCGGGGTAATGCGCTTATTTCGATTTTTTAAAATCCATAACTACCGTTTTAGCTATTTCTTTAGCTAATTGTTTTGATAATCCTAATTTACTTTGTTTAATTGCTGCTTTCATAAATGGAGTAGGTCTAATACCTTTTTCTCCTATTGAACGAGCTATTATATAAGCTAACGAACGTTTTGATACTCCTTCATCTGGAACGATTCCACGTTGTTCAATCCACTGTAATATTGGTTTAGTTGGTGGGGGTCTATCTCCTGGACGTCTTCCTAATTCAACATATACTCCATACTGTAAGTAAAAGAAACGTATATTTCCTTTTGGTGTTATATTAAAACGAATTGAATCGCGTAATGCACCTGTATTTATTTTTCCGAAGCGTAATAAATTTGCTTTTGCTGTATTAACTACTTTAATACACCATTGTTGCTTTAATTTATATAATGCTTGCGATATTGCCATTATGGATTAACCGTTGAGTTGATAGCACAAATGTTTCCATCATAAGGCACTTCAACATCAAATATGGCTACCCATCCAGCTAATAAATTTGAAAAACGATCTTCAAACGGAGTTAAAATAGCATCACCTAATATTTCATAATTAAAAGCATCTGGATTTCTGCGCAAATAAGATATAATATCAGCTAATGATAAAAGCGTATCGTTATGCACGTCTACTATGTTTGTAACGCCTTTATAATCTTTAAATAGGTCGTTGCCTGTACCCGTAGATTTACCGTTTATTTCATTAACTCTATCAGCCATCAGTAATGACAAATTATAAGTCATTTTACTTTCTGAAACTGTAATATTGTTTATAATTAAATTACATAACGGAAATAATGTGCCTTTTAAATCATCAATAGTGAATATATCTTCTAATGAAAATGATTCAACACGTGGATGATCTTCACATAATGTATTTATATACGCTGTAAATTCGTAATAATTCATTTATTTTCTTTTTTAGAAACATACATCTTAAGCTTAACTATATTCGATTGCTTAGGAGTATATGCTTTAGGCTTATTTGATTTTTTTACAATACCCATCCTCTATTATATTGTTGTCCTTTATTTGGATAAACGTTATCTGAATATCCATTAGTAGCAGTATACTGTGGATATAAAGCATTTTGTGCAACTAGATATGATACCAATCGTTCAGCATAAAATGATGCTGTTTGTAATTCTTTCTGTAATAAAAAGTCTAAATCATTTTTAGTTGATGGTGAACCTTGTTCTGAATTATTATTTCTAACTACTGATCCATTAGCAAACGTATAAGCCATATAGGGCAATGCTTCAACCATTGAATAATGTACTAATGTATCTGTAATATAATCATCTAATAATGTTTGATACACACCAGTAACTGTACCTGCAGCGATTTGAGCTTGTAAATACTCATATAAAACAGTACCTAATAAAATTAGCATATTTTTATCTTGTGCTATTTTAATAAATGGTACGATCTTATCAGGATCAATATTTGCACCAAGTGGTGTACGTTTAA